TCTTGGCAATGACTTTTTTTTCAACGTCTTTCTTTTTTCTTGCACGACCCGTGCCGGAGATAGGCAGGCCGCCTGCGTCCCCGTACTTCTTAACACCATTTTGCACTATCATCCTGCACCTATCCCAGAGTGATACGTTGTCTCGGCCGTCGTCTGCCTGCTTGAGGTAGTCGTGTTTCATTGCTTCTTAATGATGGTTCTGGTGTCTTTATCAAACTCGTAGTTGTCCCAGTCCGGCGGGTCATAGGCACCGGAGTTAATCTCGGCTCCAGCCTCGTCGGTGGCGATCGGGCCGGAAGGCATGTCCAACCACTTCTTATCTTTGCCTCCCTTGGCTGCGGCCGCGACGACGGTCTTGGCAACGAGCATCTCGTCGACAAGGTGTGCGAACTCGCCCGGTCCGATGGACCGAAGGTTGACGGGAAGCTCTCCCCGCCGGCGGTACAGGCCGGACTTGGCGTTCTTGCCTTCGATTGAATAGGGGTGACCGGCACGTGCCGCCAGCTTGACGGCGGCAATCATCCACTCACGACGCTCCACGAAGTTGACGTCATTGAACTTGTCCCGGTCCGTGACGTCGACGAGCAGGCCCACCTCCGAACGTAGCAGGGTACGCTCGCCCTCGTACATCTCTGGGTTGTTTGCCTTCAGTACGGCCAGCTTCCACATGTGTCCCTTCTTCGGCGCAAGGTTAATGCCTTTCATGCGCCGGTCATAGTCAGAGCAATGCCAGATACCCAGGGCGGCACGTACGCTACCCAGGATGGCCGTCGAGCCACGTACTGCGGCCTTCATCTGCTCGGCGTTGCGGATTGGTTCGTCGCCTTGCTTGCGGATGTGGTGGGGGATGATGAGCGTGGCACCCAGTTCGCCGGACACTTGACTGGCTACCCGTGAGAACTCGTTGATCACGGTGGCAGAGTTTTCCTCGCCGTGCAGTACGGAGTTGAGCGTGTCGATGACGACCAGTTGCAGGTTGGGTATTTGACGTAGCAGGGCGAACAGCTCGAGCCACTTGCGCGACGGCTTGGCCTCCTGTGTCTTCGGGTCCTTCTCGACGAGTGAGAACGAGCCGCCGCTGTTGATGGTCGGCAGGATGATGAGGTCGTCGCCGGCTTCACGTCTCCGGCTACCGTCCGGGTCCATGTCGGCCAGTCGGATATGGAGTTCGTCCTTGTCGTCCTCGGTGGTGATGACGACGGCCGCTCCCTTGCGGAGTACGGGCATGCCTGCCCACGTGTCGCCGTCACGTCGTGCCGCTACCTTGAGGGCTAGGTCCAGCATGAGGAAGGTCTTGCCGGCGCCGCCTTCGGCGACGATGAGCTGGTGTGCCTTGGCGACGATGAGCTTGTCGACGAGGAACTGACGTGTCGGCTTCTCGCCGAGCGACCATCGGTGTGCGGCCCACACGGCAAGGCCCTTGCCTTCCTCGAGGATGGGCTTCTCCGGCTCGGGCATGGGTCCGTGCGTGGCGATGTCATTGCGAAGCAGGCCCTGCCATTCCGTGTTGAACCTGGCGTCCGGCCAAGGCGGGTCCATGTGTGCCTGCATCCAGCCGAACGTGGCAAGTCGGGCCGCGTCCATGGTCAGCTTTCCGACCCGTGCCGTGTGGATGTAATGGCCGGCCACGCCGTTGAATGCGGACCACCGGGTGACGGTGCCGTCAGCTCCTGCCTTGACGTCCTCGGTCAGCAGGTTGACCGCCAGCGTGTTGCTCGATGCGGTCAACGTGTCGGCCGGCTTGTCCTCTAGCTTCCACTCGGAGTCCGGCATCTTGGCGACGTCCATGTTGATCGTTGGATTAGCATACCCAAAGACCTCACGTTCTATGACGACAAGCCGGCGTACGCCGGACTTGCCGTGGATAGATCCGGCCAGTCGGATAGGCTGATGCGCACGCCCGTACGGGTTGCCGTCGACGCCTAGCCCGAACTGGATGTCTGCACCTACCTTGCGTGCGATGGCGTCTCTGATGGCGACGACCTCGGCGACGTTGGTGTTGTCGATGCCCCAGTAGGCGTGCCTCTTGGGCGAGCCTTCGTCGGTGGTGCCGCCGGACAGCACGACCATATGTGCCTTGCCGATGTGCTGCTCGACGAAGGCCAGCTTGGCGTCCGTGTCGCCGGTGTCGAAGTCTGCGCAAACGGTACGGAAGACGTCGCAGTTCTCGGCCGTGCCACGCTCGTCCTTGAGCGTGCATGGAACGATAAACGTGGCGACGTCGTGCTGTCCCCACCGTGTGGCGTGGAAGATGACGGCCGATACAAAACGTTCCCAGCCCAGGGCCGGCTCGATGAAGATGTCCTCGCGGAAGACGCCCTCGCGGGCTGTGCCTTTCTCGCCGATGCCTCGCAGGCAAACGTACCCCTTGGCGTCCTGGCCGAAGAGCAGGGACAGGTGCTTCTCTACGGTGGCGTGGTCGATGTGAATGATGTCTGTCATGTTGGGGGTCAGTAGTCCTGTTGGGCAGGGCGGTTAGGTCAACTCAACAATCTCGCCACGTGAAGACACGTCCTTGGCCAAGACACGAGCGACGTGGTCCTCGAGCTGGGTCATCTCCTCTGGTGGTACGACGAAGCTCTGCCGTTCGGCACCCCTAAAGTACTGCAGTCGGTCCGGCCGGATCACGTCGCAACGCTTGGCCCAGCCCATGAAGAAGACCTTCCTGGCATTGTAGTCAATCCGCATGAGGACGTAGATGTCGACCAGTTCCTTGGTGGTCATCTCGCCGGCGATTAGGTATGCCGGGATGAGCAGGTGTGGGTTGGCATGGTGGCTGGCCTTGACCTCAATAGACTGGCCGTTGCCGGCGATGAAGTCGACCGACCCGGACCGTGCCTCGATGGTGTCGTCACGCTCGAGGCTGAATAGCTTGGAGAAACCAATCTCCCCGAGCAAGCCGACCAGGTCTGTCACCATAGGTGACTGCTTGCCTATCTTGCGGTCGCAGATGTTGGCCGCGCGGCTCGCGTCGTGTCTCGCGGCCGCTTCGGCTTCGGCGTGGCGGATGACGTCATCCGACAGCGTGATAGATAGCTTCACAGGGAATAGATGAATACCGGAGTTTGATCGCCGACGTAGCTGCCCGTGACGTTGAAGTTCATGTGTTCAAGGGCGTCCTCCTCGGACATGCCGTCGACGGCCATCAGCACACGCACGCACGTGTGGTAGTCGTAGACCACGCGGAGAGGGCTTGCCTCGGTGATGCCTACGATGCCGGCGTCAAAGCCGTCAGCCGTGAGCGTCTCCTCGTCGCGCTCTTCCATTATCTCGGTTAGGCGTTTGCGGTTCTCCTTGGCCAGCCGCTTGAGCATGGCCTTCTCGGTTTTGGTTGGTTTCATGGTGATCAAAGGTTACCCCATTGCGTTGCCATGGCATCGGCAATGCCCTGGAATGTTTTAGACCTGTACTTCATTCTTTCGAGGGGCTTCATCCTCATGGACTCGACGTGCCAGATAGGGTCTTTGCGGCCGTCTTTGTAGGTATAAAATTGAGGCTCTACAATCTTGGTACCTACAAGTTGCGGAAGGTTCTTTAGCCAAAGGCCAGTCTTCTTGCTGTGCGGATCGCCAAACTGCCAAGGCTGGATGTACTGCGTTGGCTTACGGTCCATGGTAGAAACCACTCCGACTGGGTTCTCTAGGCACACGCGTTGGATGTTACACTCGAAGAGTTGCTTAAAGAAATCCAAAGCTTCTTCGCGTTGCTTGTGCCTGTCTGGGAAACGATGCGCAAACTCTGGCTTCATCCACTTGTTTCCGGTGACGGTCAAGTAGGTGCATGGAGGATGCGCGATCATCATGTCCCAGCCTTGGTCGATGATGTCGAACACGTCGCCTTGGTAATGAGGACCTGGGACGTCCGTGGGTAGAAGGTCACAGGACATGGCCTCATGTCCTGCCTTGATAAATGCGTCCCGGACTGTGCCGGAATACTCGCATGCGATTAGTACTTTCATGTTGGGTTGGGTTGGGTGGGAAATTATCGAAGCCAGCTTGGGTTTACGTTAATAGGTTCCGCGTTCGCGCGGGCTTGTTCTGCCGTGCCGTGGCAACGGCGTTTGAAATCGCAGAACTTGCAACGGAAGTCAGACGCGTCTCGGCTAATCTTGCCAAGCTCTTCGGGGTTGGCTGACTTGACGATGCGTACGGCCTTGTCGATCAAAGCCTGGGCGTCCCGGACGTTGACCTTTATCATCTCGATGTGGATTTCACCGGTGTCCCGGTTGAGGCACGTGAACATGCACGACTCAAGGTCATGGTACGCCATGTAGATCTGTACCTGTGCGTAGTACACGGGCTTGCCGTCCTTGATGCCCTTGTTGACGGCGTCCTTCCAGCTCTTATCGCCGAGTGCCTTGTTCTCCCACAGCATGGGATACTTCAGCTCCTTGATCGGGCCGGCGTGGATGACTCCGTCGAGGTGTCCCTTGAAGTTGCCGTCTGCGTCGCTCATGCCGATTTGCTTGCCGTCTTCCTTGTGCGTCTGCAGTTCAAAGCCAGCGAGCTTGATGTAGTTGGCCATGCGTTCTTCGCCGTCATGCCCCATGTCAAAGATGCGTAGCGTGTTGCCCTTGAAGTCTGAACCCTCGTCCTTCTCGACAAGGTGAAACTCGTAGCCGAGCCGGCGTTCGCAGGCTTCGCCTACCCTGGACGCACCTAGGTACTTGCGCTTGGGTTGCTCCTTATTCTTTGCCTGCATGGCCTTGTCGATGACATCGATGACGGCCGACAGGATTGGGTCTGGTAGTGTTTCGGGTTTGAACATAAGATTAGATGGCTAGGACCTTGGCCTTGACGTGCTTCTCGTGCCACTTCCAAGTCAACGCACAGGTCGCGCGGTACTTGGTCATACCAAAGGACGTGAACGCATCCAGCCCCAGCTGAACCAGCTGCTTGTCTGACGGCGGCTCGGTGAGCCATCGCTTGGACTTGCGGGACGCGTCCTTGTCGCCGTGTTCGCGGAGGTAGTCGTCTGCCGACGCGATGGCCTGGAGCCGGTCGTCGGTGACGGCCAGCAAGGTGGCGCTGGAGTAACGCTCGCCACCGCCGACGGCGTACTGCTTGCCGCCGTGCTGGACGACGCAAGACCACGCGGTCATGGCCGATGCGATGGTGACGGCACCGTCCCAAAAGCCTTCCCAGCGGAACGGGGACATCTCAAGTATCTCCACCTCGGTCAGCTTGAAATCCTCAAGCACGCCACGCTCCTCGGCTTCCTTTTGCCGGCGTGCTACGCCGTCGAAGATATGGTCGCATGTCGGGCAGATGGCTAATCCAAGGGGTACCTGCATGCCGCAGCTAGGACATGGCTTCAGCTTGGCCATACCCTTGGCCGGCTCCAGTACGACCTCCGTTTCAAGGCACCCATGCGTCAGCACGGAGTAACCGAAGTCCAGGACGTGGCAGTCTGACTTGATGAAGCCTGGGTGCTTGTCCGGGTCGACCTTGCGTAGGCCGCGACCAATCATCTGGATCATGGTAGACTTGTAGCTACATGGCCGGAGCAGGACGACGCAAGACACGGTCTGGTTGTCATACCCCTCGGTCAGCACGGCGACGTTGACCAGCACCTGCGTGCGGTCCTTCTCGAAATCTATCAGCGCACGCTTGCGTGCGTTGTCTGACAGGTTTCCGTGGACGATGTCGGCCTTGATACCGGCGTCGCAGAAAGCCTGTGTGACGTGTTCGGCGTGGTCGACGGTAGAGCAAAAGACGATGGTCTTGCGGGTGCCGGACTTCTCTTTCCACTCGCCGATCACCTTGGTCGTGACGGCGTCCTTGTCCATGATGGCTTCGACCTGGGCCATGTCGAAGTCGGACACGGTCTTGCGGACGTTGGCCAGTTCGGCACGCAGTCCGCAGTCAATGACGAAGACGCGCGGGCGGACTAGGTTGCCGGCGTCAATTAGCTCCTTGATGGAGATGACGTCCGCGACGTTGCTAAAGATTTCCTTGAGGGCCTTCTTGTCTGCACGCTGTGGCGTAGCCGTGACGCCGAGGATACGGACCTTGGGGTTCAGCTCTTTGGCCCTGTCGATGATGCGGACGTAGGAGTCAGCGGCGACGTGGTGTGCCTCGTCGATGACGAGCAGGTCCATCGCCGGCATGGTCGCTAGGTTGTCCTCGCGGCACAGCGTCTGCACCATGGCGAACGTGGCTCCTTCGGACCACTTCTTGCGGTCTGCGGCGTAGATGTCCGACTGGGCCTCCGGGTCGAACCGTTTGTAAGTGGCTCGGTTCTGGGCGACTAGCTCGTCACGGTGCTGGATGACCAGCGACCGCATGGGCTTGTCGGTCTTGTTGGCAAACTTGATCGCGGCTGACAGCATGACAGTCTTGCCGGCACCGGTCGGTGCGACGCCTAGGGTGTTGCCGTGTTCGGCCAGCGCGTAGCATAGCCGGTGTACGAACTCCACCTGTCTGGGTCGGAGCTTCATGACTGAATAAAGGGAAGACTCCCCTGTGCCTTGCGGTAGTGAGGGGAGCCGTTATAGTTCCTGTTGCTTACGCGTACAGGCAAAGTTGGGGGCGGGGAGAGAGGCAGCCCCAACAGCCGCGTCATCCCTGCGAGCGTGGACGAAAGGATCCGGACCGACGGCCGGTTAGTCGTTACGCTCTCGCCCTTGGTGTTTAAAAGAACAGGCACAATCGACCCGTGTGCCGAAGAATATGCTGACGGTCCTGCAATAAATGTCAGCAACATTCGCATCGGTCAACTTGTTGGGCAGGTCGATTGGCTGTGTATCCAATACCCCTTTAGAAGGGGGCGTTGGATGGACCTGGAGTCTTAATCCAACCTGGGCTAGAGCCGATGGTCGGAGCAGGTGCGAACGCTTTGCCTCGAGCAGAGTCGATGGCCTGCTGGCCGCCGAGAAGCTTCTGGAAATCGCGGTAGCCACCGCTTGCAGGATTAGGCGACAGCCACTCA